ATTTTGGAGGCGGGCCGCAATGCCCCTACCGCCCACAATAAACAGCCCCAGCGCATTTTTGTGCTGCAGAGCGCAGAGGCGCTGGAAAAGGCGGACGCCTGCATGGGCTGTCATTTCCATCCCCCGGTGATCATTGCCGTGGGCTATGACCCGGCTGTTTCGTGGCATCGGGAGACCGACGGAAAGGACCATGGCGAGATCGACGCTACCATCGCCGCCACGCAGATGATGCTGCAGGCGGCGGATCTGGGCCTTGGCACTACGTATGTGGGAATATTTGAGCCGGAGAAGATGCTGGCGGCCTTCCCGGAGATGGCGGGCGTACAACTCACGGCGCTGCTGCCGCTGGGCTATCCGGCGGAGGGGGCACATCCCGCCAAGCTCCACGCCCAGCGGGAGCCGATGGAGAAACTGGTGAAGTACCTGTAAGTAAGCGGGAAGAATCAGGCACGGGAGCAGCTGCTCTGCAGCCGCTCCCGCATTTTGCAAAAGACTGAAATAGCAGAGGAAGAGATACGCACAAGCGTATCTCTTCCTTTTGGTGACCCGGCGGGGATTCGAACCCCGGACCCACTGCTTAAAAGGCAGTTGCTCTGCCGGCTGAGCTACCGGATCATGCGCAATATGGGGAAAATGAACTGGCAGGGACGGCTGGACTCGAACCAGCGAATGAGGGAGTCAAAGTCCCTTGCCTTACCACTTGGCTACGCCCCTAAGTGGAAAAAGAAAAGGGGACCGGGGATATCCCGGTCCCCTTTTGTCTGGGGTGGGTGATGGGACTCGAACCCACAACACCTGGAACCACAATCCAGTGCTCTGCCAATTGAACTACACCCACCACATATAAAACCGTTTGAGCCGACATATACCGGAGAGATGGTACGCCAGGAGGGACTCGAACCCCCGGCCCACTGCTTAGAAGGCAGTTGCTCTATCCACCTGAGCTACTGGCGCAGATTCTGGAGCAGGTGACGGGAATCGAACCCGCATCCCCAGCTTGGAAGGCTGGTGCCCTGACCATTGTGCTACACCTGCATGAGCCCTCCGTGGAAATGTCAGCTTGTATATCTTAGCATATAAAGTCGGTTCTGTCAAGGCGTTTTTCCTGAAAAGTTTACAGTGCAAAAGTCAAGCATTAAATGCGCACAATTTTTCACTTCTTGTTTTGTCTAATTTTGACAAGCCAACATGGCCGCCGTCATGTCCCATGGTCGGCAGCCTGCGTGTTTTCCTGTTCTGTTCCCCGTGTTCCGCTCCACTCACATCCTCTCCCTTTGATTGTCCTCTGTGCTGGTTTCTTCCTGTTACGCGATCAGCCCGATCTCCCGCAGGCACTCCCGGAACATGACCTCGCTGCTCTTGTACCCTAAGATTTTTCGAGGATAGTTGTTAATCCATTCCTCCGTGGCCGCGATCTCCGCCGCGCTGACCTTGGAGAAATCTGTGCCTTTCGGATGCCGCCGCCTGATCATGCTGTTGGCGTTCTCGTTGCTCCCCCGTTCCCACGAGGAATACGGATGGCAGTAGTATACCTTGGTGCGCGGGATGGTCTTATTGACGGCGCTCCGCTCCAGCACCTCCGCCGCCGAAAATTCCGAGCCGTTGTCAAAGGTGATGCTTTTGAAGATTGCCCTGAACCGTCTGGCACCGCATTTCCGCTCCAGCGCATCCAGCGCCTTGACCACGGTTTCCGCCTTTCTGTTCGGTATTCCTATAATGATGTCTTTTCGCGTCTTGCGCTCATTCAGGGTCAGCAGGGCGCTGGTGGTCTTGCACTTGCCCTTTCCGCTGTACACGGTGTCGCCCTCCCAATGCCCGAACTCCTCGCGGTTCTCCACCTCCGGCGGGCGTTGCTCAATGCTCTCACCCGCAGAGGCCCGCGCCTGATCTTTCTTGGTCTTGACCTTTTTGTATTTCTGCTTCACCTTGCCCCGGCGCGGCAAATCCACCTGTGTGATGTGGAGAAAGAGACCCTTTTTGATGTAGCTGTAGATCGTCGTCACGGAAACAGAGGTCTCGAATGTCCGCCCCTCCAGCATTGCATATCCAAGGACAGCGGCAGGGCTGCACTCCCGCTCCGTGATTGTTGTCTCAATGTAGTTTGCCAGCTCGTGATCTTTTCCGATCTTCAAGTCCGGCCCTTTCTCCCGCAGATTGCTTTGGTATCGCGCCTCCGCGATGTCCGGGCTGTACGCCGTCACCATTTCCCACGTCTCCCCGTCCAGCCGCTCATACTCCCCGCGCTTCAACTCCCGGTAGATGGTGGAAACGTGGACGCGCAGCTTCTCCGCGATCTGTGGCGGCTTCAAGCCCCTGCGCTGCCACTTCTCAATGCGCAGCCTGTCGTTCTTGGTCAGATGCTTAAATGTTCGTCCTCCGGTCTGCACCGTAAAGCCTCCTCTCTCGCTCACCCGCGCAGGGCGGTGTCGGCGTTCCTGTTCCGCTCTGTCGCTTTTTGTCTTATTATGATACCCACAAAACCAGCATTGTGCAACAGCATTTTTTCGGCGTATGCGCACAAAAAATCCCCCGGCTGCTATATCTATGAGTATAGCAGCCGGGGGTAATTTCAGTTATTCAGTTCCTTTTCCCCATCCGTCTTTCCGGGGTTGTCCTCCACAAAGATGCCGCCCAGCGTACCGATAGTGCTGTCAACCGCGATGTCCAGTTCCTTAACCGCCGCCTCGATCATGGCCTTTACCTCCGCCGTGACCTTAATTCCCTTTGCTTCAAGCATCTGCACCACATAATCGTACTTCGGGATGGGCAGCGCACCGGCCTCGCGCTGCTTCTCCGCCGCCTTGACCAGAACGGTGACAATGCCGTACAGGCGCTTGTCTTTCAGCCAAGGGATGCCGGTCTTGATCAGCCACGGAACGGCCACGCCGGTGAAGAACAGGCCGAGGATGGCAAAAATGGCCTCAATGACAATGTTGATGATGTCGGGAATGATCTGTGTCATGGTGTGTACCTCCTTACACTTTCGTCAGATATTTCTTGTCCACGTTTCCTGTGATTGCGCCGCTTTTCAGCGTGGAAACTGAAATGCGGTCGCCGCTGATTGCCCGGACATACAGCTTTGCGCTGTACACCCACGAGGAGAATTTGCGCGTGGTGCCGTAGACTGTGGCAGCCTTGTCCATCGTCACCTGATCGCCCACGGCCAGCGCCGCCGCTTCGGTCTTGATGTCCGCCGCGTCCACCCAGCCGTACACGGTGCTTCCGCCGCCGCTCACGGCGACAAGGTGATACGGATGCCTGCTCACAAGCGGCTGATACACCTGCGTCACCTTGGCCTTGCCCGGCTTGCACGGTTTGCCCACGGTGCTGTTTGCGCTGGTGTAGTGCCTCTCGCCGGTGAATGTCACGATGTCGCCCACCTTGCACCCGCCGCCCTTGGTCGGTGCAGCGTCCGTCGCAGTCCCGCCGCCGGTCGCCTCCTTTCCGCCGTACTTCGGTACGCCGTAGCCGCGAATGTACCGTCCGTTCACAGAAATGGTGCGGCGCTTCACGCTGTCGGAGTAGTTGCCCTCAATGACGGTGATGCTTGTCCCGCTGACCTTTTCCACGATGCCCACATGATCGGCGCTGCCGGTGCAGTCTCCCACGCCGCTGTCCTGCCAGTCGTAGAAAATATAGTCGCCGGGCTTCGGCACATAAGCGTCGTCCTCCTGCCAGCTCCCCAGCTTCTTGAACAGCTCGATGTGCTTTCCGCAGCCGCACTCCGTCGGGATGATGTCGGTCATTCCCGCCGCGATAGCGACGGCGCTTGCGAACGTGCTGCACCATGCGTCCGTGTACTTCACGGCGTAGCCACGGGCCAGCGGCTTGTGACTGTTGTACAGGTCGATGATCTTCCTGTGGCTTCCGTCGCTCTCTTTGCATCCGATGTAGCTCTGGGCGATGCTCACGATCTTCTGCCGCTGTTCCTGTTCCGTCATAGGCTTTCCTCCGCTTCCTGCGGCGCTCCCTGCCGCATACTTGTCGTAATACTTCTGGCCGAACGCAGCTCGCCGGGCCTGCGCCGCCTCGCTCTGATCTGCCGGGCGCTCAAATTTCAGCAGCACCGCGTCCGATGCTGCCCGGACGCTTCCAGCCGTTTTCAGCACGGCCAGCACCGCCTTATAGCCCTCCCGCAGCTCTTTCATCAGGAAATCAAGCTGCATTTCCAGATCGCCGATGCTCTTTCGGCAGCATTGGGCATAGTCCAGCAGCTCTGCCTTGCGGGAGCAGTATGTCCATTGGGCGAGGCCATAGCCCGCCTTATCCGTTGCGAAGAACTGATACTTGCCGCTGTCCACCGCCGCCGTATAGCTTGCGTCGGTCACGCCAAGCCTCTTTTCGTATAGGTTCTCCACGTTGTTCGGGATAAGGCCGCTCTCCGCATACAGGTTTCCCATCAGACCGGCGGTGCCGAAGTCGTTCAGCCCCGCGCTTTTCAGATAATTCCAGATTTTCTCCTCGTTGTTCTTTCCTGCCAGCATGATCTATCCCTCCTCACGGTTCCTCTGTCTGCTGTGCAATCCGTTCCGCCTCCTTCTTTTCCCGTCTCATGTCCGCAAGCTGCCACCGCCTGTCCTGCTTCTTCTCCTTGGTGGTCTTTATCCATCCGAGGATGCCGCACTCGCCGCCCAGCGTGGCAAACACACAGGTGATCAGCGTATCCGGCACGGAGCCGTACACGGTAAACAGCACGATCATGGCAATCGTAAATACCGTCAGACACAAAAAGACGATCAGCAGAATAAAGTCCATGGTTCCCATGCGCTTCTTCCGGCCTTTCGTCTTTGCCTGCGTTCGCTTTCCCGCCATGTCAGTCCTCCTTGATGTGCGGGTGCGCGCTTTTATTCAGGTGCTTATCCAGTTTGTCCAGCGCATCCTTGCACGGCCCGTTGCACCCCTGCTCCACAAGCCCCTGCAACGCACCACGCAGGCCATAGCAGATAAGCGTCTGCTCCTCCTGAATGGCGTTGATGAACTCGCTCTGCTTTTTGTTGCTCTCAATGACCTTGTACACGGAAACAATGGCGGCGACCAGCGCTCCGATTGCTCCCAAAAGGCTGGCCGCCTTAATGATGGTGTCCGCGTCGATGTACATTTTCCTGTCCTCCTGCTTTCACTCCGGCCATTCGTCCCCGCCGATGGCCCTGCGGTATGCCTCGTCGGCCTCCGCGATCTCGTCTCTCCCGGTCACGGTGTCGCCCAGCTCCGCAAGGCGTGTCGCCAGCACCCGGACGGTACGCGCCTGCATTTCCACAAGCACCTCCAGTTCTGCGATGATCTGCAAATGACTGCTCACGCCGTCGCCTCCGTCCAGCCGTATACCCCCGGTTCCCACACATTGGCATCCGCCGTTGATGTCCAATGCTTCCCATTGTGGCTCACCTTGTCGCCCTTTGCGTAAGCGTCATGCGCCCCCACCGGCTTGCTCCATTCCGGCCATTCTTCCGCCGGGTCAGATGCCGCCGACCAAAGCGACACCGCCTTGTCCGGTTCCCATCCCGCCTGTGAGGTGTGCGCCTGTACGCATTTGTACAGCTTGTTCCCCCAGTTGCGTAGCTGCCCAACCGTGTAAGCAACGCCGGTCTGCCACGTTTCAAACAGGCTCTTGTGCTCCCCCGCAGTCACAGCGTCGATGCTTCCACTCTCCGCCAGCGTCACAAAGGCGATCTCCGTTGCCTTTCTCGTTTCTTCCATCAACTTTGTCCTTTCCACATACCTGTAATGCTCGCTGATGGTATAGAAGTCGTACCGCGTCCCGTCCTCGTCCGTGTCGCTGTGATAGTGCCGGTCGATGCGGCAGCGGTCTGTGATGCTGCTGTCGTCGTACTCCCGCACTGTGGTCAGGTATTCGCCCTCCCGCAGCGCGGGGCCACCCACGATTTTCAGGTTTTCCCGTTCTACGCCGCCGATAACGCTTGTTCCGTAGACGTATTCCATCTTGCCCGCTCCTTTCTTGCGTGTTCTCTGACCACGCATTTCAATTTCCGCTGCAAGCCCGTCTCCACATAGTTCTGGAAAAAGTGGACGTGATTGCAGTGCTTCATCTGGCCCAGTCTGGATAAAAGCCCCTGCGCCAACGCTGGCTTGATCGCGTGGTGCCGCCGCATGGTACGGCGGCAGGCGGAAAGAGAATGTTTCAGGCGCACCATGTTTCGTTTCCGCAGCAGGGTATACCCTCGTCCGAAGCGATACCCCAGCGCCGCCACCGTCCGCTTTGCCGTCGGATAGAGCTGCCACTTGCCGTTCAGCCGCAGTCCGTGTGCCGCCAGCCATTTCTCGATCAGCTCCCGCAGCCGCCGCAGCTTCCGCTTGTTCCGCCCGAACAAGGTAAAGTTGTCCATGTACCGCAGGTAGTGGTCGCACAGGCCGCTTTCCCGTATCAGCCGGTCAAGCGGTTGCAGCACCGTGTTGGCAAACCATTGGGAAAAGTAAGCGCCGATCAGAATGCCGTGCTTCATCAGCCGCTCGCATACCTCCAGCATCCGCCGGTCTTTCACCAGCCGCCGTAGCCGCTTCATCACCGTCTCCGCCGTCAAACTGTCGTAGAAATGGTGGATGTCCAGCTCCTCGGCGTACTTCGTCCCTTTTGGGTCTGTCCGCATCCACTTCTTGATGGCCCGAACGCCGTAATGGATGCCCCGGTTTCGGATGCTCCCGCAGCAGAAATTGTCCATGCCCCGCATCATGATCGGCTCCAACACCTGAATGACGGCGTGATGCACATACTGGTCAGGCCACAGTCTCGGCTCCGATATGTCCCGCCACTTGCCAGCGCTCTTGTCCCAGCGCCGCGCAAGCCTCGGCTCGTTCGCCTCGTAACCGCCTGTAATGATCTCTCGCAGCTCTTTTACATAGCGGTCAACGTCTGCCTCCACCCGTGCCACCGTCCGGTTTGGCCTGTGGTGCGGATGGAAGCGGTGTGTCACGTTCACGGCGAAGATCGCCAGCCGCAGGTTTTCTTCCGATACCAGCTTTGGAAATAGGTTGTTTGCTCGTTTCATCAGGAATGTTTTCCTCCTTTTAGCCTCACGGTCTTTCCATCGCCCCCGCAGGTTGCGGAAGTGTACTAAACCGTGTCCTGATGGCTTATCTGCACCAAGGGGTGCCGAGGATGTCCGCGCCCCGGCGTGGGTCTTTGCGTTGCCGGGTGTGGAGGTGGGTAGCCAGTCCATAAAAGGACGCGGCAGCCGATGTTCGCGTTCGAGTTGGACGCGCTGTTGTAGTTCACGTAGAACAGCCCGTGGTTCCCGTTCTGGTTATAGTTACCGCCGAAGTGCAGACACGGGTTGGAAGCATTGAAGTTCCAGTTATCCGCCGAACCAAGAAGCAAGGCACCGACTGCGTGCGCGGTCATCCCCTGTATTTTCAAGCCGCCTGTGCGGCTGAAAACCCGTTAGCCTTTTGCGCGGCCTGCGGGCCGCAGGATACGCAGAGGGGGATGCGTCCCCCTCTGCACTCCCCCGTCAGGGGAGTTTTTGGAGGCGGCAGCCGACGTCCGCGCCCGAGTAGGACGCGCTGTCGTAGCCCACGTAGAACAGCCCGTAGTACCCGCTCTGGTAATAGTAACCGCCAAAGCGCAGACACGGGTTGGAAGCATCGAAGTTCCA